ATTAAGAACAACGGTTCTGTTCCAGAAGGTTATACAATTAACCACTTCTTAACAGCAACTAATGCTTGGTTCTTAACAACTGATGTACCTAACGGCATGAAAATGTTCGTTCGTACACCATTGCAAAACTCAATGGACGGTGACTTCGACACAGGTAATGTTCGCTACAAATCTCGTGAACGTTATTCATTCGGTGTATCTGATCCACTAGGTGTTTACGGTTCATACTAATTGAACCTTTAAGAAGACCCCGCCTTAAAGAAGCGGGGTTTTTCTTTGCCTGTTATTCATGATTTTCTCTATTCCACAGGGAAATCTTAAGAGTATTATGTAGTTATACACACGGTGTGTATTGAAAAAAAGAACAATTGATCTACTAAGGAGAACAATATGTGGACAAAACCAGCTGCAACAGAAATGAGATTTGGCTTTGAAGTAACTATGTATGTTATGAATAAGTAAGTAAGTAAATTAGGGGCTTAAATGCCCCTTTTTTATTGCTTTTATTTTAAAATATAGTATTATACCTATAACTGGGTGATACTCTTATCGGACTGCCCCAGCAGACGATGCAACGATTGATAAGAGAANCTTTTGCATAAGGAAACTTATAATGGCTCGTTCTACCTTTGAAGGCCCGATTTTATCTGGCGACAACCGTTTTGGTCCACAACGTGATGTGGGCTACACTGACTTAGTTCAAACTGCATTTTTAGACTTTTCAGTTACATCTGCTAATACCTCTAACTATGGTGGCGCATCTGGTGTATTTGTAGCATCTAATAACATTCCTAATAGTAAAGCTACTATTTGGACACCACAAGCTGGTTCCTATAGCGCAACTGGACCAACAGCAGCATCAGCACCTACAGCTGACGCAACAACACTTGTATATCGTGGCGTATCATTCTTGATTCCACAAGGTTCAAATATTAATGATATTTTTATTGATGTTGGTACTATTCCTAAAGATACTGCTGGTACTCCATTAGCTGTTACAGCAATTCAACCATATGTATCAAATAACTTTGCAACATCTTCAGGTGTATATGCAACATTTGCTAACATCTCTAGCCCAGCAACACAAAGATACAATGCAACATTTGTTGGTACACAATTATCTAATGCTAACGCTACATTACAAGATGTACAAAACTTACAACCTGGTACACAACCTACATGGTTCTCACAAGTTGTAGTTACACTAGCAATGACTACATCAACTGCTGGTTTATCATCTGGTCAAATTGAAGTTACAATTCGTTATAATCAAACTGACCCAAATATTGGTAGCAGCACAACTTATCCATATGGTAATTTTGACTAATAATCCCTAGGAGGGGTGAAATATCCCCTCTTTTGTTTAAACTTTAGGAGAAAATTATGTCAGGATGGAATATAGTAAATAGACTGTTTGGGAATAATAACCCAGGCAATCAAGGTACTCAAACGCCTACACTACCTTTATATGGTATTGATGGTGCAATGGAAACAGTTGCTTCACAACGATTAAGAGATGTTGTTGGTAAGTTAAAAGTATCTCAATCTCAAAATATATATGATGCAGACTTTGAATATGGAGTACAACCCTTACGATGGGAAAACTTTATTCAAAACGTATCTGGTCAAGCATATATAGTTCAAAATCCAGGTCTTGGTGGCGTATCTATGAATATCGGTGGAGGTAATACTCCAGGTGATGTTACCATTCGTCAGTCTCGTCCATATCATCGATACCAACCAGGTAAAACGATGTACATGGCATCAAACGTAAACTTTGGTTCTTCTGTATCTGGTCAAACACAACGTGTTGGTATTTTTGATGATTCCAACGGTATTTTCTTTATGCAGACTGGTGCTGCTACAACTACAAACCCATATTCTATGTATGTAGTAGTTCGTTCAGATTCTGGTGGTACCCCAGTTGATACAATAATTCCACAAGAAGCATGGTCAAACCAAGCATTAGCACAGTCAATTGATTGGACAAAAGTTCAAATGATTTGGCAAGAATATGCATGGTATGGTGCTGGTGCATTACGTTGGGGTGTTGTTCTAAATGGTGAACCATATATTCTTCATCAAATTGGTACAGCTAACTCAAACTTTACAGGTTCTCCTCAATTAAAACCGTGGAGCCGTACAGGTAACTTACCAGTAAGATATGAACAACGTGATAATGGATCTTCTGCTCAATCACTTATGACTCACTATGGTGTTTCAGTATTGATTGAAGGTCGTATTGATACACAACGTGGATTTACATATTCATATGGTAATGATGCTATTACACAAAATCGTTCAGTTCCAGCAAGTTCAATTCGTTATCCAGCTATGTCATTCCGTATGCGTTCTATGGGTGCTGATATATTTGATAATACTAATGCAGCAGCAACAGGCGGTTCACCTACATCATTAACGATTAGTGCAGCAACCCCTACAATTTCATCTGTAGTGGGTCAGCCAAATGGCGGTCAAGCATTATTAACTTTTGGTTCAGCTCATGGATATGCAGTAACTAATCCAGCTAATGCTAATATCCCAGCACAGTATATTACTTTAAGTTCGTTTACCGAAGTAGGTACATCTGCTTCTGGTGGCTTTAGTTTTAGTGGTACTACATTAACAATATCAACTGTAACAAGTGGTGCGTTCCAAACAGGTCAAACACTATCTGGTACAGGTATTGTAGGTACACCAACTATTGTATCTCAATTAACATCTACAGGATCAGCAGTAGGTTCACAAGCTTATGCAAGTGGTGGCGCATCTGGTTCAAGTGTTGTTACATTAGCAGCAGGTACTTCATTTGCAGTGGGTCAATTAATTGCAGGCACAGGTATTCCAGCTAATACATTTATAGCAGCAGTTAATGGAGCTACAATTACGGTTACTAAAGCATTTACTGCTCAAGTTTCAGGTACAGTAACTTCATATGCTCCTGGTGGTGTTGGTACATATCAAGTAAGTTCTTCACAAACTACATTTGCAGCTACATTAACAGCAACAACTACATATGCAGCTCAAACATATTTGATTCAGTCAGTACCTACAACAACTACAATGATTTTACCAATCCAATTAGCTAGTGGAGTTACAGCAACAACTAACCCTACTGGAACATATTGGGGTACAAATCAATGGGTAGGTAAGTTTGTTTATTACCAAGCTAGTTTGCCAGCTATTAGCGGTATTGCAGCAGCTACAAGTTCTACTATTGCGGGTTTAACAACTTATTCAGTAGTTATTACATTTGCATCTGCTCATGGTTTAAAACAAGGTGATGTGATTACAATTTCTGGTTCTACTCCAACTACTTATAATGGTATTTGGTCAGTAAATATCCCAGCAACTAATCCAACCACTACAATATCAATTAATATTGGTACTACAACACCTGGTGCTTATACATCTGGTGCAACTGCAACTAGCCCATATACAGCACGTATTACATCTAATACAACTTCTGCCTTAACATTTGGTGATGTTGTAACAGGTAATCCGTTAGCTAATGGCCCTGCATCTGGAAATACATACCAAATTGGTTTGATTGATCGTGGTCAGTTATTACCAGTAACATTACTACTTAATTCATCTGCAACATGTTTAGTTGAGTTGATTTCTAGTACACCTACTAACCAATTATCATTGCAAAATGCTAACTTTAAGCAATTAAGTACTTTAGGTTCTTACAATTCATTTGCTGAACAAGACTTAGCAGCTATTCAATGTTCTGGTGGTGAAGTTGTGTATGCATTCTCTACTCCACCCAATGGTTTGCAACAGCTTGATTTAAGTAATTTCTTCCCTGTATTAACTAACATTAAAGGCAATGTAGCTGATATTCTTACAGTAGCAGTTACTTCTTCTGCTGGTGCTACAGTACAGGTTAACGTAATTGCTCAGGAGGCTATGGCATAATGTTAAGTCACATGCATGAAAGTACTAAACAAATTGTAGATACCGCATCAACTATTACAGTCGTAGGAACTATTTTAAATTGGTTACCAGCAGCAGCCGCTTTATGGACTATTGTATGGACAACGATTCGTATTTATGAAACTAGGACTGTTCAAAAATGGGTAGAGCAATTTAAAAATGCCAAGTAAATCAGCTAAACAACATAAACTTATGGAGGCAGTGGCTCACAATGCTGCCTTTGCTAAAAAAGCTGGCATACCTCAATCAGTAGGTAAAGATTTTGCATCTGCTGACAAAGGTAAGAAGTTTAAAAAAGGTGGCGTATCATTAGCCGTAGGTCGTGGCGAAAAGCTACCAGTATCGAAAGGTGCTGGACTTACAGCTAAAGGTCGTGCTAAATATAATGCCGCAACAGGATCTCATTTAAAAGCTCCTCAACCACAAGGTGGTCCTCGCAAGAGATCATTTTGTGCTAGGATGTCTGGAATGCCTGGTCCTATGAAAGACGAAAAAGGTCGTCCTACACGTAAGGCAGCATCGCTTAAACGATGGAATTGTAAATAGGAGATACTATGGAAGATGATATTAAGCAGGATAAAAAGCTTATTAAACGAGCTTTTGGAATGCATGATAAGCAAGAACACAAAGGTCAACATACCGATTTATCTAAACTAAAAACAGGTGGAAAAATTATGAAGAAACACAAAATGAAAGAAGGAAGCGCTGCAGAAGAACGTGGCGAAAGCAAAGCTTTTGAAGCTAAAGAAGACGAATCAAAAGAAATGCGTAAAGGCGGTAAAGTTAAAAAAATGGCTAAAGGTGGTATGGCTGAAGTTATGGGTCCAAAATCAATGTCTAAAGATGTTGAAGCTGGTTCTAATAAACTTAAAAGCTTTGGTGAATCTAAAGTTCAAAAACGTGGTGATACTAAAGGTAAAAACTTAGGTGATTCAGGTCCAACAAGAATGTGCGGTGGTGGTATGAAGAAAATGGCACGTGGTGGTGGTATTGAATCTAAAGGCAAAACTAGAGGACGTTTCTGTTAATCATGGCTAAAGATGATTATAAAGGTCCAACACCAGAAGAAATGGATCGAGCAGCTAGAATGATGGAAAAAAATATTCCTCCAGTTGCTCCATCTAAACTAGAACCAAAAGCTCCAGTACCTCCTGTTACTATACCAGTTAAAAAAGCTAAAGGTGGTAAAGTTAGAGGTCATGGTATGGAATCAAAAGGTAAAACAAAAGGTAAATATATTTAAGGAGTAATAAAATGGCTTATAAACATCATGATGAACACGTAGCACAACACGAAGATGGTGGTCACAAACATCATTCAAATATGTATGGCGCTCACGCAGCTGGTCATAAAAAACATGCTGACCACATTAAAACTATGGGTGCTGGTGCAGTATCTGAACACGGTGATCAAGAGTGGCCTACTCACGGTAGACAGGACTAGTAATGATGGCCTCTCGTGGTATGGGGGATGTTAATCCCTCAAAAATGCCCAAGGCCAAAAAGATTGTCCGAAAAGACAATCCTAATGACGTTGAGGTATATAAAAAAGGTGGAGCCGTTTGGGATAAACCTAGACCTAAATCATTAGGTAAACCTAAATCTATGTCTGCTGATAAGAAGTCAAAAGCTAAAGCTATGGCTAAAGCAGCTGGTAGACCTTATCCAAACCTAGTAGATAATATGAGAGCTGCAAAGCGTAAATAATGGCATATACTTCTGGTACTTCTGCATTTAATTTAACTTTATCTGAAATCGTTGAAGAAGCTTTTGAACGATGTGGTAAAGAACTTCGTACAGGTTATGATTTAAGAACCGCTAGACGTTCACTTAATATACTTACTATTGAGTGGGCTAACAAAGGTATTAACCTATGGACTGTAGAAGAAGGTCAAATACCATTAGTTCAAGGTCAGATTAGTTATCCATTACCTGTAGATACTATTGATTTATTAGATCAAGTTATTCGTCAAAATGCAGGTACAACTAATCAAACTGATATCAACATAACACGTATTTCAGAAACAACATATTCAACGCTACCTAATAAATTAACACAAGGTAGACCTATTCAAGTATGGATTAACAGACAATCGGGGAATACTAATGCAACCACAGCTTTACTTTCTTCTTCTATTGGTGCTACTGATACTACTATTACAGTCAGTGATGCATCACAACTTGCTGCCGCAGGGTTTATTCAGTTAGATACTGAAGTAATCTATTATGCAAATGTTACTGGCAACCAA